CCGCCATAGAGTTCAAATTCTAACCAGAGCAGGCGTTGGATAGACACGGTCGGGTGACCACCAGACTGTGTCTCAAAGCCAATCTCTAAGGCAACGTCTCCGGGGGATTCAAGCGCCTTCCCGGGCCTAGGTTGGCTATCAAGAGCGGCCATTAGTACCCTTCCTCCGAACCTAACGAGAATCTGATTAGTAGGATCGAGAAGCCTGTTAGCTGCACTTGTACCAGTCAAACCTACGCTTTTCAGTAGATGAATTACCCAGTAGATTAACTGCGGACTTTCAACAATTGCGAAATTAATCGGAAGGGATCTCTGTATAACCGTCATCTCGCGACTAAACTTACGCCAAACAGGAAGTCTTTGAATCATATCAGGGTAGTTAAGATACAGAGCAGCCTCCTTAGCAGACTGGGAGCGTTGGATTGTCCTTTCACCCACAGCGCCATGCTAGAGTATCTGTAGTCTGTCAAAGACAAGGATGGTGAGAAATACCGCAACTACTCGGCAGCTTGGGAAGCATACCAGAGGGAAGGCTGGACTCGCAAAGATGCCCATTTCGAGATTATTAGTAAGACGGGGGAAGTGTCATCGAGTAAGAGTCACAGACCACGCATGATTTGCGTCCCCTCCTTCAAATATCGGGTCCTAGGCGGATTGATCAACCATGTTCTCTAACAAGAACTCAAGCGTTTTCCTTGGTCGGTCTGCGGTAAGACGCCGCTCGAGTATGACGATTCGGTCAAAACATAGAGCGACGATGTGGTCGTCAGTATGGACGGGAGCAGTCACGATTCCCACATGCACTATTAGATCCAACGCCGCATCATGGGGCCCATTTTGAAAATCATCCGGCGCAAAATGGAGCAGTCTGGCCTATTTACCAACAACGCTATAGAAGACCTCCTCAACATAAAAGATCGGACGTTGCAGGTCCGCAGCAAGATACACGGGATGAGCAGCTATCGCGTACGAGGCACGATTTTCTCCGGCTTTTGGGGCACCTACACTTTCAACACCCTTATCGTCGCTACTCAAAACGCCCACCTCACAGGTTTGACCCTAGACACCCTGCGAGGTTTGGTATCGGGAGATGACAGCTCGATATTCATCGACCAGAATTAGGTGCCCAAACTTCTCGAGAACATCGATAAGTCGTTCTTGTCCGCCATACCCACCAACAGTGACTCCTACGGTCTCGGGCAAGTGGTGAAGGAGGTCCAAATATCTCAGCACTCTTTCCGCTTCATCTCTAGACACTTCGCAAAGTAAGGAGGGAGATGGCGTAGCTTCAGAACGCCCGAGAAGACCGTTATGGACGGGATCACCAGTAGTCGAGCATCTTAGGACGAATTACTCAGACAGGGCAGGATCTTCGACACTCTCACCATTGGGCAGTATCCTCAATCCCTAGTTGAGGCTCATCAGGGGAAGCTCCAGCGAGACTGGGCGTGGAAAGCCTCTTCACACATTCAGGGCACCGACCGAATGTAATAGGAGTGGGACTCCTATTTGGGCATCTTCCCCTGCTACTATGAGTGGTAGTTAGGCTTACCCTACCACTTGGATGAATGGAGAGGATATACCTCCTACG